TCGTGCATGGTCAACCGATATGTCGATACATGGCAGAACAACAATTAATGCAACATTTGAGGAGGTGTTCGAAGCATAAATGGCAATCCCTGTAAGTGAGCTACAAGGAATCAACCCTAGTTCCATTATTGAACTATTTACTTTGACGCTTGATAGTACTCTTCACGGTGCTTCTACTGTTTATAGATTTCATAATGGGGCAAGCATGAATGCCAATGGTGAAGTCGTTTGGGCTGGTAATTCTTATCAACGTTTCCCCGTGGAATGCGATGGTTTTGAATATGCTGGGAGAGGGACTCTTCCAAGACCAACAATTAGGATTTCAAATATTTTCGGACAAATTACAAGTTATATCGCAACCGTTAACGCTACAACGGCGGGGAACGACCTAAACGGGGCGCGTCTCTGTCGCATCCGGACACTCGCCAGATACATTGACGCAGCTAACTTTTCAGGGGGTACGAACCCATACGGGACACCCGACCCAAGCGCGGCCTTCCCTGAAGAGATTTATTTTCTTGATCGCAAAGTGACAGAGAACAGAGACATCGTTGAATGGGAGTGTTGCGCTGCTTTTGACTTGGTTAATGTTCGTGTTCCTTTACGTCAAATAACCCGGACAGATTTCCCTGGTGTTGGTACTTTTATTTAATTATGAACTGGAAAGAATCAGCATTAATTCACGCAAAAGAAACAAACACAGAAGAAGTATGTGGTCTTATTTGCATTGTTAAAGGTAGGGAAAAATATTGGCCTTGTGAAAATATTGCAGATGATCCTGCTGATGGTTTTTGTTTGTCACCCGATGACTGGATGAAGGCAGAAGACGCCGGGGAATTGGTCGGTGTATTTCATTCACATCCATTTTCATCGCCGCAACCTAGCCAAGTTGATTTATCTAGTTGTGAGCATTTAGGTTTACCATTTTATATTGTTAATCCACATACTGAGCAATGGCATGATTTCAAACCAACAGGATATATCGCGCCATTAATTGGTCGTCAATGGACCTGGGGAGCGAGTGACTGTTGGAAACTGGTTATTGACTATTTTGCTGGAAAAGGTTTAAGCGTTAAAGATTGGGAACGACCAAAAAGATCAGAAGAAATATTAACCAATGGCATATTTGAAAAATTAATACCGCAAAGTAATTTCGTAGAAATAGACGATAATAAAGAAATGCTACCGGGTGATTTATTGTTAATGAAATTCATCGGTCCTGATCCTGACCATGTTGCCATTTATATAGGTGAACAAATGGTGATTCATCACATGGCGGGGCGTTTAAGTTCTCGCGATTTATACAATCAGTTTTTGATTGATGCAACTGTTCGGAGGTATCGCCATGCTGCGTAAAATCAAAGTGTATGGAACTTTAAAAAAGTTTCTTGATTGGGAAACAGGTACTTTCCTAGCTGATATTTCTAATGTTGCGGAAGTCGGGCGTTTTTTAGTTGCTAACTGGCCTAGTGTTGAAAAACATATGCAGGATCAACACTATAAAATTTTTGTTGGTAATTACAACATCGGCGAGGAGGAATTAAATGATCCGATTGGTCAAACAGAAGAAATAAGGATTGTTCCTGTTGCTATTGGTGCTAAAGGTGCTGCTAAAAGTTTTGCAAAAGCTGTTGGAGCGGTTGGAAGAGGTGTTGTTTCAACTGTTAAAAGTGTTGGGAGAACTGTTGCACGTGCCGCAAGTACTCCTGTAGGAAAGGTGGTTACTGGTGCGGCTTTAGTTGGATTGTCAGCCGTTACAGGTGGATTTGGTGGCGCGGCAATTGGAACTCTTGGTTTAGGTTCGGGGTCTATTGCTGTCGGAAGTATTGCAACAGTTGTAGGGGTAAATCTTGCTTTAGGTGGCGTTTCTCAAATGCTGACACCAACGCCAACGATCCCTGTTATTGGTGGTGGTGGTATTGGCGGCGTTAATGATCCTGCTGGTATAGCTGCATTAGATCCGCAAAGTAATTATTCATTTAGTGGTGTACAGAATGTTAGTCGCTCTGGTGTTCCCGTCAGTTTAATTTTCGGTGAAATCTTTACTGGTTCCGTTATCGTTAGCGCTGGTATTGATACCGCACAAGTTAAAGGGACCGCATAATGACTATCAAAAATTTAAACCAATCGACAAAGATTAGTGATCCAACGCTGCCAAAAGATGTTCTTGGTAGTAAGCAATTTGCAACCTTTGTTGAAGTATTAGGAGAGGGAGAAATTGAAGGCTTTCCAAGTGCGGCGGCTTATACAAAAGGAACAACAAATTATAATAATGCAGCGTTAAAAGATATTTACTTAAATAAAACTCAAATCCTTAAACAATCTGCAAATGTAACAAGTTTGCAGGATACAGATTATAACTTTAAAGATGTTGAATTTACGCCGCGTTTTGGTACATCTAATCAAACATTTATAGGCGGAATAAATAATATTGAAACTGAATTTGGTGTTGCTGTTGAAGTTACTAATTCTTCACCTGTTTCAAGAACATTAACAAGTGGAATTGACGCTGTTAGGGTAACAATTGGCGTTCCAATATTGCAAAAATTTAATAATGATGGGAGTACTTCAGGTATGGAGACTTACGTCACAATTCAAATTACAGATAACGATGGAACAGTAACAACTCCAATTAATGATGATAAAATTAATGGTAGAAGTTCAACGGCATATTTCAAAGACTATTTAATAAGTTTTAACGGTGGTTCTCTTGTTCATCCTTTAACGGTCACAGTAAAACGTAACCAAGCGGATAGCAGCGACCCTAAAACTTTTAATGAATTTAATTGGTCATCTTATACAGAAATTTTATTTGACCGAAGAGCGTATGCAAATACGGCTCATGTTGCTTTGCGGTTTGACGCCGAGCAATTCCCACAAACGCCAGCTCGTTCATACCGCGTTAGGGGCTTAAAGATCCCTATACCGTCTAACGGGACAGTTGATTCAACGACGGGAGCTATTAGTTATTCGGGAAGTTGGAACGGATCATTTAAAACAGACCCCGAATGGACCACGGATCCGGCTTTCATACTTTTTGAAATTTTGACAAACAGTAGGTTTGGCTGTGGTGCCTATATCTCAGCTAGTCAACTTTCTAAATATGATTTTTATGCTGTTTCGCAATATTGCGGGGCAAGTGTAGATGATGGTAAAGGAGGCTCTGAGCCAAGGTTCGCTGTTAATGGAGTTGTCCAGCAGCAAGTCGACGCATACCGATTAATAAATGATCTTTGTTCCGTCATGCGTTGTATGCCTTTCTGGAGTGAAGGGGCACTCACTATCTCCCAGGATTCACCAAAAGATGCAAGTTATTTATTCACCCTCGCTAACGTGGGAGAAGGTGGCTTTACCTATTCAGGCTCATCAATAAAGAGTCGTCATACCGTGGTTAATTGCGGCTATTTCGACATGGAAACGCAAGAAATAGATTATGAGGAAGTTGTTGATAGTACGGCACAAACAAAATATGGGTCAATTGTTAAACAGGTAAGAAGCCTTTTTTGTACATCAAGAGGTCAGGCGGCGCGCTTAGGTCGTTGGATTCTTTATACCGAACAACATGAATCAGAAATCGTCACTTTTTCAATTGGAATATCAGCGGGTGTCTTAATACGTCCGGGCGCAGTTATAGAAATCAGTGATCCTGTCAGGGCTGGAGTTCGGCGCGGTGGGTTGATCAAATCAGCAACTACAACAGTTATAACCGTTGATAACACTGACCAAACAGATTTACCAACAACAAACAACCCAACGCTTTCTGTTGTTCTTTCTGATGGTTCCGTAGAAACAAAAACAGTTAGCGGAATCGTAGGCGCAGCAATTACCGTTGGTTCTGCTTTTAGTTCAGCGCCAAATAGTAATTCAATTTGGATCTTGCAAAACGATACGGTTCAGACAACTCAATGGCGCGTTTTATCAATTACAGAAGAAGAAGGTGTTAGCTACACTGTGACGGCCTTACCTTATAACTCTGGAAAATATGCATATGTAGAAGATGGTTCAACACTACCAACAAGAAACACAAGTATTCTAAATATTCCCCCTGATACTCCTGGTTCTTTATCTTATACAGAACAATTTTATGAAGAAAATAATCAAGCAAAAGTAAAAATTATTGTTAGCTGGCAATCAGTAAAAAGAGCTAGTAGTTATCGAGTGCAATGGAGAAAAGGAAACGATAATTTTGTTTCTTCTGATGCCTTCTCAAGACCTGATTTTGAAATTCTTGATGCAACGGCGGGAGACTATGAAGTAAGAGTATTTTCTATTAATGGCATTGGTGAATCTTCTAATCTTCCAAGTGAATTAACTTTTACAGCCGTAGGAAAAACAGCAGTACCGAGCGCACCAACTAATCTTTTCTTTGAAGCAATAAATGCAAATACAGGAAGACTTTCATGGGATCAATCAACGGATTTAGATGTAAAGCTAGGCGGTAAATGTGTGTTTAGGCATTCCAACAAAACTGATGGAACAGCAACATTCTCAAACGCTGTAAGCCTTATTGCTGCAAAAGCTGGAAGCCAAACAGAGGCAACAATTCCAATGGTGGAAGGTGAAATATTTTTAGCCTTTGAAGACTCAGGCGGAAGAATATCTAGTGCTACTTCAATTGTTATTGATCTTCCTGATCCAATAGGTGCCTTAATTGTTCAAACAAGGCGAGAAGATGGAGACACGCCACCATTTCAAGGTACTAATTCTGATACCTACTACGAGGAAGATTTAGACGCTTTAACGCTTCAAGGCACATCTTTATTTGATACGGTTGCTGATGTCGATGCAATGGTTGATTTTGATATTTCAACGGGCGTTGATTCTGAGGGAACATATACTTTTGCCGACAAATTAGATTTAGGCGCTAAATTCCCACTTGATTTAAAACGTCATTTCGTCACTAGGGCTTATTTACCTGCTGATGATTTCGACGCGGTGGCAGATGTTGACGCAATCAACGATTGGGACGGGGCAGCAATATTAAATGTAGATGCAAGATTATATTTAAGGTCAACTGATGATGATCCAGCGTCAGGCGGTGCTAGTTGGTCAGGTTGGAAAGAGTTTATTAATGGAACCTTTACAGGCCGAGGCTTTGATTTTAAAACGATTTTGACAAGTACTAATACAGATGAAAATATTCTTGTTGATGAATTGGGCTATACGGCCACACTTCAAAGAAGACAAGAACAAAGCACCGGCGCAGTTGCATCAGGGGCAGGTAGTAAGACAGTTAATTTCGCTAAAAACTTCTTTACGGGAACAGGTAGTTTAGGAGGAACGAACGCTTACTTACCTTCGATTGGCATTAATGCTAATAATCTTGCCAGTGGTGATTATATCGAGATGGGAACGGTAACAGGTAGTTCTTTTGTTGTCACTTTTAAGGCGTCAAATGGCTCCGCAGTTGATAGAAATTTCACGTGGTCGGCGGTAGGTTACGGTAAATCAGTATAGAATAACGCTATTGATACGTATGAGTTAGAAAATGAGTCCTCAAGCTGATGGAGTTGTAAGTAATGGAACTGGAAGTGCCGTCCGTAGCGACATAAATAATCAATATGCCGCCTTATGGTCAAATCATTCAGGAAGTACTGAACCGAGTTCAGGCAAGGTGGCATACCAATTCTGGGCTGATACAAATACAAATATTTTAAAAATAAGAAATAGCGCTAATAACGCCTGGATTTCGTTATTCACGTTGGCTGGTGGTATTGATGTTGATGCAGCAAGTAATTTCAATGAAGATGTAACTTTTACTGGTGCTAGTTCAAAGAATGCGGTCTGGGACAAGTCAGACGGTGCCCTTGAGTTTGCGGATGACACTAAAGCTGTATTTGGTAATGGATCTGACCTGCAAATATGGCACGATGCAGGAGCAGGAAGTAACATTAGATGTGCCGGAACTAAACTTGAGGTGAGAAGTGATTTATTGAATCTTCAATCTTCTAGTGCTGAAAAATATTTATTATGTACAGCGAACGGGGCCGTAGAAGCATATTATGACAACATTAAGAAGGTAGAGCTTAGATCAGACGGCTTGCAAGTCGATGGAACAGTAAGACTTCCTAGTGATAGTTCTAAAATTTTACTGGGTGCAGGCTTAGACCTCGAACTGTTTCACGATGGGGGGGACTCATGGATCAAAGATGTTGGAGGTGGAAGACTATGGATTTCTACTAATTTACTGCAAGTAATCGATACCACTACCAACGAAACCATGTTCAAGTGTACAGAAAACGGAGCCATAGACGCCTATTATGACAACACCCTCCGTTTTCAGACAAATTCGAGCGGTACACGGTGTTTTGGCACTGCTTACCATGAAGAGGGTGGCATTATGGCTACTTATGCTCATACTGGCACTGGTGAGTCAATAAGGTTTAGAGCTAATACAAGTTCAACAGTCGGGAATATTACAGTTGGTGCAAGTTCAACAACTTATAACACTTCATCTGATTACCGATTAAAAGAAAATGAAGTAGCTATATCTGATGGAATCACAAGATTAAAAACACTTAAGCCTTATAGATTTAATTTTAAAACTGATCCAAATACTACCCTAGATGGTTTCTTTGCACATGAGGTAACAGCCGTTCCAGAATCCGTTACTGGAGAAAAAGACGGTGAAGAAATGCAAGGTATGGATTACGGGCGTATGTCTCCTTTATTAACTGCTGCATTACAAGAAGCAATTACAAAAATAGAAAGTTTAGAAGAAAAAGTAGCTGTTTTAGAAGCGAACTAATAACACCTTGCCAAGTATCAGAGTTAACTCTACATTACGTAAACATATTAAAAACAAATGCCAACACCCGAAGAAGAACGAATAGAAGTTAAAGCTAGACTTGATTCTAATATTGCCAAAGTTCAAGAAATACAGGCTAAAATTAAACAACTACAAGAAGAGGGGCAGGCTTTAACACAACCAATTTTGGAAGATCAAGGTGCTTTAAAAGTGCTTGAAAAACTTATTGGTGCCCCTGCTACTTAAAAGTATTAAACTATTCACAAAAGGGTTTTAAAATGGCTTACTCCTATACATGGGAAATTAACGAAAAGAACATGGTGGCGAACGTTTCAAATGGATTCGTGAAAACCATTGTGTACAGAGTAAAAGGAATGGACGGAAGTACAGAAAAAGCAAGAGCCACTGGACAAGTTGAATTTACTGAGCCTTCTTCCCTGCCAAGTGATTTTGTCGCGTATGATTCATTGACCGCTGCTAAATGCCTTGAATGGGTTAAAACCGCAGTTGGAGCGACACAAGTTACAGCAATTGAAAACGGTCTAAAAGCTCAAATTGATTTAATTAATACTCCGGCTGAAAAAGTTGGTGTCCCTTGGTCTTAATGAACTTGTCTAGCTAGATCAATCTGAGGCTTTAAATTCTGCGATTGTTGAACCTGTATAGTTTTTGTTATTAGCATTAAGGGCATAAAGCCTAAGAACGACATCACGACGGCCACGGTTAAAGCAGGGGTAATAATCCTTAAGGTATAGGTCCAAATAGATTCGTCGGGTAGCAAAATTAATTAGCTGTTATGTTTATTATGACTTCATAGCAGCATTAAAACTAAAATCATGAAAAATATCCTTGGAATTCTTGGCGCTGTTTCTTTTGTTATTTCTGGCAGCCTTTTGGGTGCAACTATTTTTTCGGTTATGTGGTTAAAAAACCCTAAGAACATCGAGGAAGTAAAACAAAAGGTAATAGATGATGTAATGAAAGGGATGAATATTCCTTCTGTTCCTAGCGTGACAGGTGGGGCAGTTCCTAAAGCCGCGCCAAGTGCAGGTTTTTCAATCCCTAAATTTTAATTGAGTGAGATAAAAGAAATTGAAGTCCCGTCCATAACTATTTGGACGGTTCCAGATGTCACGCCGCCTAAAATAATAGGCTCGCCAAGAGTCCCTCTTCCTTATATTTATTCGCCTTGTGCAGAAGTCCGGCGGGATTATACGACTAGCAAAAAGATTTTCACAGACGACCCTTCAGGAAATAGTATTTTGTGTCCGGGCTTACCTTGGTTCGAGCCGATTCAATACAACCCCAAAAAGATTCAGATAATAGAAACACAGAAACCAAATGTTCAGCCACCGCCAACAAATACAGCAACTACACCAACGGCAGATGTTCCGCCTGTTGATATTCCTTCAGAAGAAGAAACACCTTGCCCTGATCCAACAAAGAACAATCTGCGAATCGGAGATATTGCGGCAAGCGGAAAAGAAAAAGTTTCAGGGTTTGAATTAAGGGAAGGGAATTGTGTTGTTTTATATTCTGATATTTCAGCAGTTGAAAAGTACCTCCCTCAACTTTCGACAGTTTCAACAACGGGCGTGATTGCTTCGACGGCTGTTATTAGTTCGGTCTTAGCAAAGCCTATTGCCGACCTGATCTTAAAAGTTGTAAAGCCTACCGTAAAAAAATTGATTACTACTTTGAAGGCGAAGGTATTGAAAAAGTCTCCTGAAAAGTTAAGCCGTTTTCAGAAGTTGATGATTCAAAGAGACTTGAACCGCGCTCACCGAAAGATAAAAAAGGGATGGTGACGCTTTCTATTTCGTGCGCGTGATCGGGCAAAGTGTTCGGAGGATTAACAAGGCTAACGTCTTGGCAAAGACCAAACAAAGGAGAATTTTCAGTTAATAAAACGCCTTCTTTTTTCCACTTGGCGCAGGTGTTAATTCTTGACGCGTGATAATTTAATTTTTTCGATTCGAGTGAATGTTCATATAATTGAACTTGTTTTTTCATTGCAGATTTGCAAAGCCTTATTTGTTCCCGATCTAATGGAATTGCAAAGGTCATAGCTATTCCTGATGAGATTGACATGTTGTTTTGTTTTTGACCTGTTCTAACGGGCTTGTAGTAAAGAATAGAGCCGGGATTGATTAACGCGCCGTCATCATTTGTTTGTAGATCGTAGACGGGTTCGTTATAGGTTGGTTCAAAAGGTTCACCATAAGAATTTGTAGTTTGCACAAATGGATTAATATTTAGGGTGCTTCCTTGACACTGAATAGAAGGGCCAACAGAACTTGAAAACTGTCTAGAGGGAACCACCTGAATACTTTGATTGGTTACACTTCCAGAAGAGTTCGATGTCGTGTTAACCGTGTTGCTGTAAGCCTTGTTGGAAATATTTGATAATACAAAAGCAATCGCTAAAGTATATTTTAGACCCCTAATCACTGGCTGAATGTTGATGTTGAGTCGCTAATACTTTCGATGGTAGTGGTCCTATTTATTTCTGTAAAATTAGAAAGCCCGCCAGTTTCTAGCGTTTCGAAATAATTCCAGCTCGCGCCCTCATCGACGATGTTATATGTGGGCCTTGTTGTATAACTTGGCGTTGTAACTGTTGTATTGACGCCCTGAACTGTTTGGGTGTTTGTTGTGTGTCCAGTCGGTGCAACATTGTTCGTTGAAGGCGAAATATTCATGCCGCCCGTAGTCAGTTGATAACCATTACGGAAGTCAAAACTTTTTATATTTTCCACGACCACAGAAGATGTTTCCGTGTGATTTTGAAGAACTCCTTGTTGAAAATTTGGGATAACAGCCCCGGCAAAACAAGGGCCATTAAATACAAACAACAACAAGAAAATCCGTTTCATTATTTATGAATGTCCATGTAATGTTTCCACATTAGGAAGTTAAATCCGGCGACAATAATAACACCAATAAAAGCAACTAATAAAGGGACGTGCATTAGTCAACGCTTAATTCTGTTATTACTTGGCCTACAGCCGAGGTTCCAGCACCTCCAGCGGTCAAAGTAACAACCCCGCCACTCGTAATAGTGCCCGCCAAAGTACCTGCAACCCCTCCCGACATCGTTAATGTTTCGCCATAAGCCGGCATATCTGCAACGACTCCACTGGTAACATCCACTCCTGAACCGATAGCAGCAGGGGCGTCGCCTTGATTCCAACTTTCAGAAAACGAATAAGCAGCTCCGACTGTATTTATG